TAAATTAGCAGATGGCTCTATTGCTACCTATCAAACATTGCCTTGGAATCACCGAGGTTGGCATGCTGGAGGAGCTGCGAATAATACTCATATTGGATTTGAAATCTGCGAGGACGGTCTAACTGATGCCTCGTATTTTTCTGCTGTTTATAAGGAAGCTGTAGAGCTTTGTGTATATCTTTGCAAACTCTATGGGTTTAGTGAGGAGGATATCATCTGTCACAGCGAAGGTTATAAACGAGGCATTGCCAGTAACCATGGGGATGTGATGCACTGGTTTCCTAAACATGGGAAGAGTATGGACACCTTTCGAGCGGATGTGAAGAAGTTACTTAGCACAGAAAATAAACCAGCAGGGCCAGTGACAAAGAAATATTACCGTGTGCAGATCGGTGCATATTCGGACAAAGCAAATGCTGAGGCACAGCTTACCAAAGCTAAGAAGGCAGGCTTTACGGATGCATTTATTAAGTATGATTAATCAAATAGAGCAGGTAAAAAAACAGTATTTCTTAAATTTCATCAAGCCTCTCAAATAAAATATTAAACTATTAAATTTAAGTAGCCTGTGAGGGTTGATCCCTTGCAGGCTCTTTTTTTTATGCCTTGATTTAATTAAATTCTACAAATCCTCAACTTCGACCTGTTCCCACGGCTATTAGGTAGGAGGTGATTCCTAGTGAATCAGCATGAGGATAAAAAAGTTACGAAGATCTTAGATGAGGCTATAGAAAACAGCACCGCACTAAAGAGAGTATCACAGGAACAGTTACAATGTGAGTTTGATTATATCCAGGCAGAAAAATTGCTGAGAAAGATGCTCGAAAAAGGCTTAATAACTGAAGTGGAATTCAACAAAATAGACGCATTAAACCGACAAACTTTCCCCCCTTTTTTAGCTGAGATAATGCCCTGAAATCGTTGATATATAAGGGTTTCAGAGGTAATATGTGACCTACCAAGAAGGAGGTGAGAGGATGAAAAAGATAACGAAAATAGAAGGAAATCTAGCCAACTCTTTTATTAAGCCAAAAACACGAGTAGTTGCCTACTGCCGAGTTTCAACAGATAGTAATGAACAGCTAGTCAGCTTGCAAGCACAAAAGGCCCATTATGAGACCTACATAAAGGCGAATCCAGAATGGGTATATGCAGGCCTATATTATGATGAGGGAATCAGCGGTACGAAAAAGGAAAACCGCTCTGACCTGCTTAGGATGTTATCAGACTGTGAAACTGGGAGAATTGACTTAATCATTACAAAGTCCATCAGCCGATTTGCGAGAAATACTACAGATTGCTTGGAGATGGTTCGTAAACTAATCCACCTTGGGGTTCATATCTATTTTGAGAAGGAAAACATCAATACAGGTTCAATGGAAAGTGAATTGATGCTCTCCATTTTAAGTGGGCTTGCAGAAAGTGAGTCAATTTCCATTTCTGAAAATACTAAATGGGCAATTCAAAGACGATTTCAAAACGGGACCTTTAAAATTTCCTACCCACCCTATGGCTATCAAAACATTGACGGTCAGATGATAGTAAACCTCAAGCAGGCTGAAGTTGTGAAGTATATTTTTGCAGAGGTATTATCGGGCAAAGGCACACAGAAAGTTGCAAATGATCTTAATCAAAAGGGTATCCCTTCAAAAAGAGGTGGTCGTTGGACGGCTACTACCATTCGAGGGATTCTGACCAATGAAAAATATACTGGTGATGTTATTTTGCAAAAGACGTATACTGACAGCCATTTTAACAGGCACACCAATTATGGTGAGGAAAATATGTATCTAGTAGAAAACCACCATGAAGCAATTATCAGCCATGAAGATTTTGAAGCTGTAGATGCCATTCTCAATCAGAGGGCAAAGGAAAAAGGCATCGAAAAGCGCAACAATAAATATCTAAACCGATATTCTTTCTCTGGCAAAATTATCTGCTCGGAATGTGGCAGTACCTTTAAAAGACGGATTCATTCATCCGGTCCAAGAAAATACATTGCTTGGTGCTGCAGTAAGCATATAAGCAATATAACGGAATGTTCTATGCAGTTCATTCGAGATGAAGATATAAAGACTGCATTTGTTACGATGATGAATAAACTCATATTCGGTCAGAAGTTCATATTAAGACCACTTTTGCAGGGGTTACGTAACCAGAACAATGCAGCGAGTTTTCGTAGAATTGAAGAGTTGGAAACTAAAATTGAAAACAACATGGAGCAGAGCCAGGTACTGACAGGTTTAATGGCCAAAGGGTATCTGGAACCTGCTCTGTTTAATAAAGAAAAGAATGCACTGGAGGCAGAAAGAGAAAAACTTCTTGCCGAAAAGGATCAACTTACTCGTTCCGTCAATTCCAATTTTGCAAAAGCAGATGAAGTTGACCGTCTGCTTAAGTTTGCCACTAAGTCCAAAATGCTCACAGCTTATGAGGATGAGTTGTTTGAAGATTACGTAGAGAGGATTATTGTCTTTTCACGGGAGGAAGTAGGTTTTGAATTAAAATGTGGAATCACATTGAAGGAAAGGTTGGTGAATTAGATGGGTCACACACCCTATGGATATAGAATTGAAGATGGAAAGGCTGTAGTGGATGAAAAAGCATCGGAGCAGATAAAAGAATTATTTTCAGGATATTTGGCAGGCTTTTCTTTGAAGGATGCTGCTAAAAAAGCTGGGATAGACTGCTATCATGCCACTGCAGGAAAGATGTTGCAGAACAAGCATTATCTTGGGGATGAATTCTATCCTCCAATTATTGATGAGGAGACATTTGAAAAAGCAAGAGTAGAAAAACGAAAACGAGCAGAAAAGCTAGGAAGGATATGGGAACCTAAAAATGTGCCAGAGATGGATTATCCTGTGAAGTTCAAAGCAAAACCTCTAGTGAAAAAATATGACGACCTATACAAACAGGCGGAATATGCCTACAGTCTGATAGAAAGTGAGGTGTAACAAGTGGCAGTTAGTAGGAATGTAACAGTGATTCCGGCAATTAAACGGGTTGGAAATAATAAAAATAGCGAAAGCAAACCCAAAATACGAGTGGCTGCTTACTGTCGTGTTTCAACGGATAGTGAGGAGCAAGCTTCAAGTTATGACATTCAGATTGAACATTATACAAATTATATTAAGAAGAACAAGGAATGGGAATTGGCAGGGATTTTTGCGGATGATGGCATCACAGGTACAAATACCAAAAAGCGAGATGAATTCAACCGCATGATTGAAGAGTGCATGGCAGGAAATATTGACATGATCATCACAAAATCCATTAGCCGATTTGCCAGAAACACGTTGGATTGCCTTAAATACATCCGTCAGTTAAAGGATAAAAATATTGCTGTGTTCTTCGAGAAAGAGAATATTAACACCATGGATTCCAAGGGTGAAGTATTGCTGACTATCATGGCATCCCTCGCCCAACAAGAAAGCCAATCCTTAAGCCAGAACGTTAAGCTGGGTATTCAGTATCGATATCAGCAAGGTGAAGTTCAGGTCAACCACAAGCGTTTCCTTGGATACACCAAGGATGAAAACAAGCAACTGGTGATTGACCCAGAGGGGGCTGAGGTTGTTAAACGAATTTACAGAGAGTACCTGGAAGGAGCCAGCCTTTTACAGATTGCTAGAGGACTAGAAGCAGACGGTATTCTAACAGCGGCAGGCAAAGCCAAATGGAGACCAGAAACACTGAAAAAGATACTGCAGAATGAAAAGTACATCGGTGATGCCCTTTTACAAAAAACATATACGGTTGATTTCCTCTCTAAAAAGCGAGTCAAGAATAACGGCATTGTTCCCCAGTATTATGTAGAAAACAGTCATGAGCCTATCATTCCACGTGAGCTTTTTATGCAAGTTCAAGAAGAGATGGTCCGAAGAGCAAATCTTCGCGGCGGCAAGGGCGGTAAAAAGAGAGTTTACAGTAGTAAGTATGCTTTATCGAGTATTGTTTACTGCGGACAGTGCGGTGATATTTACAGACGGGTACATTGGAATAACCGAGGATACAAGTCAATCGTTTGGCGATGCGTCAGCCGTTTGGAGGAAAAGGACTCTGAATGCACTGCCCCTACCATAAATGAGGAAACATTGCAGACAGCAGTGGTTAAGGCTATTAACGAACTTTTGGCTAACAAAGAACCCTTCCTCTCAACCTTGCAGAAAAACATAGCTACTATATTTAATGAAGAAAATGATAATGCTACTGATGGCCTTGAAAGCAAATTGGAAGAATTACAACAACAGCTTCTTGTTCAAGCGAAGTCTAAGAATGACTATGAAGATGTGGCTGATGAAATTTATCGCCTTCGAGAATTAAAGCAAAATGCACTAGTTGAAAATGCAGAGCGAGAAGGGAAAAGGCAACGAATCGCTGAAATGACTGATTTCTTGAATGAACAATCTTGCGAGTTGGAGAAATATGATGAGCAATTAGTAAGGCGGCTTATTGAAAGGGTTACGGTGCATGATGACAGAATTGAGGTGGAATTTAAGTCAAGTATTGCAATAGATATAGAA